GTGTTTATATACTCTAGGATACTATCCTTTATATTATAGCATTTTTATTGAGGTCTTAGCGAGTGAATACCCAACTGTCAAGCACTTTGAGTAAATCGACACATTTCTTTGAGGTAGTTGACATATATCCCAAAATAAGGTACAATAAACCTTGTAAGAGGTTCAAAGGTAAATTATGTTAACGTTGCCTGATGAGTATAGAGAAACTTGGGATAACTTCCCAGTAGTTCCAAATGTTAAAAAAGTGGAGTTATGTCAATTTCTACTAGACACAGAGCAGACAGGTTATAATGAGTTTATTGATCGTTATTGTAATTACTTCCTGGAGGAAGGGTTTTGTTATTATGTGCCAGTGAAATAAGTGTCACAGGGTATGGTCACACACTGGTAACAGTTGTTATAATAAGTACATAACAACCAAAGGAACATTTTAAAATGAGACTTACACCAATCGCAGCAAACCAGACAGAAATCGAAACAGCAGACGCTCGCATTTTCTTTTCTTATAAAACACCTGTTGCTGCTTACATCTTTGGAGAGGGTTTTGTAAGATCAGAGGAATTTTTCTCGGTCACTACATCTCGTCACATTAATAAGTGGATCGGGGGACTAAATCCAAAAGCGACAAAAACAGTTCCACAGTCAGTACTTGACAACCTTGCTTAAATATACTATAATGGGGGTAAATACACCCCCTTTTTTATTACTTATGACTTAAGACTTGCCTACTAAATATAAACAATAACAGTCGAGATCGCAGTCACTGTAAGGGTTCTCGCGGTATCTGCGGGCGGTCACTATATAAAACCGATCACTACCCTAACCTACAAAGGTTCCCCAGAGGCAGTATATTATTCCAACTTCAATTTCATCCTTAATAAAAAAAATTCCCAGAAAAAAAATGACTGAAATACCCCACCAAGAAACAAGAACATGGGCAATGCAATCACTCATAAAGAAGGAAGGGTGTTTGTACACTAGCATGTATGAATGTGCCCAACAATACACTGATATATGGGGTGATTTACAAGATAAAGAAAAACTATATAAGTCATGGGAATGCTTTTCAACAAGAATACCTCATAATAGACTATAATGGATACACTTAATATGTCAAAAAGATTCACCACCACTCTGCTAGAAGATGACTTTGGTGACCTCCAACTTACTATTCCTTACGATATATGTGAAGAGTTTGGTTGGGATCAGACTACAGAGTTCGAGTACGAGATGTCGGATGATGGTTCTATACACTTTAAACCTCTGGAAAGATGAAGTACGTTCTCTTTAACGAAGAATTTGTCCCTCAAGGTTCCTTCTCTTCTATACAGGAACTAAGAAACTATCTTTGTGATAGAAAGTACGAACATGACTGTGATAAAGATATCTCATGCACATTTGATTACATTAAAGGTATAAAATGGCATTTCGAGATAATAGAATGAAAAGTGAAAAAAAGAAAACACTAAATAACCTTGTAAAGGTTTCTGATAAAGAAAGGTTATATCACCCAAACCCACAAGAACTCTGGGAAGAGTTTCATCGTGTAGTACTTCCTCCTATACGTGGTAGAAAAAATGAAAAAAATATTTGAAGCAATAGTCCTAGCAGGAGTAATCATAGGATTCGGAGTTATATTCGTAATCGAAGCAATAGATCTGTTTATAATTAGACCTATCTATCAAAAGTTCTTTAAAAAAAGGAGGGGACGCAAACGTGGATGATCCAAAAATCTGTCCTGTCTGTGATGCTAGATGGTTAGAAGGTCAGTTATATTGGAATACAGGACGCGAAGCGTGTCCCCACGACCTCGCAGGATTAGTATGTAATGTCATACATCCTAACTTTAAATGTGTGAACCCATGCAAAGGTTCTGACTCAGGTGTACAATGGGGTCACCCACAAGATGCAATAGATAAATTTTTTGATGATATACTTGACAACTACGAATAGATAGTGTATAGTAATTACAGTATAGGATACAGTATGAGAAATTTAAGGGAGGACATCCTTAAATCACAGATAAACTATTATCAAGGGTTGATTTGCAAACATCAACAGAACGTAGAGATCTATCTCAACCAACCTGTCGGTATTGGGGAACATCCCGATGTCATGGCAGCGATTGAGAGTGAGATCGACAATATTGCGAAAGCACATGAACGTATCGAAGTTATCAACCATTATTTTATGAATAGATGATAGAACAAGAACTTTGGAACGAAGAAGAGTCAGATAAAAGAATGAACGTCATCGCACAGAACGGAAACGATGGATTGCACTATTCTGAAGAAGATTCTGACCCATATGCAGAAGCATTGAATAGTGTCAATGAATGCATCGTAAAATTAGCAGAAAGGACGCAAATAATAGAAGAATTTGTCTCAGAAGCACAAACTTTGGATAAAATACAGTATACTCCGAAAGATTCTGACCAAACTTTGAATTTTTTTGCAATAATTAACGATTTATACCGAAAAATCGAGATAATTGACAAAAAAGTCGATAATTTATATCGATTTGTCCGAAAATAGTCCAAATTACCCCGCGAGCGACCACAAATCATGGCAATGTATAAAATGGGTCTCAATGAGATCGAATCAAAACCTAAGAAGACAAGACAAGGAAACGGAGCACATACTAAGTACTCTGCAACCTCTAGAAACAAGAAAAAGAAACCATATAGAGGTCAAGGAAAGTGAGTGACGTGTTATTTCGGAAGCATAGAGTCTTTCGAGAGACGCAAGACGTAATCTTCTTCGATATTTCTGTTGAAGAATCGAATGCCTCTGATCTAGTAGTGCACACTGGTGCTGCGATTTCTCCTCCAAATGACTTGGTGGGTGCAAAACAGTTCTACATACACTATCATCAGACAGATTTCAACAGAGTAGTACAAGGAGAGAGACAATTTGAGTTAGTAAACTTCGATTGGAAGTACCCATATCATATTGTACACCTAAATCGGTCGTCTGGTGCCCTCGTTATACCCACAAAAACCTTCCACAGGTCGATATCTGGGGAGGAGGGGTCGATCGTAATCAATCAATCCAGTAGAACTGAGGGATTTGATCATGATAAAGAGTTTATACCTGTGTCTGCTGCTGAGAATAAGAAGTTGTATGAGATATTGAAACACGAAAAACCTGTTGTTCACACTCTTGGAGAATAATGCAAGTCATTAACAACTTTTTAGATGACTATTATATAGACTATCTTTCTGATACTGTCACCAATCCTATGTTTGAGTGGCGATACCATAATAATATTTCTAAGTTCATACCCCCTAACCACGCATCTCTTCGTGATCAGGAGTTTTTGTCTGGTCTATCTAACGTTCTCTTTGATAATCAGAACAATTTGGGTTTTACCAACAACGCATGGATACCTGCTGTCTTGAAGATAGAAAAGGAACTGGGAGCACAAAAGGGTAGTTTGACAAGAGCAAGACTAGATATGACGTTGCAAGCACCTAAAACGACCTTACACACACCACATACAGATCAGAACTATCCTCACTGGTCTTGTATACTATATCTAATAGACAGTGATGGTGATACCGTAATATATAATGAAGACAAAGGTGCAGAAGAACTAACTATATTACACACAGTAGAACCTAGAAAGAACCGATTAGTCATTTTTGATGGTGATCAGATGCATACAGGTCACTCTCCATTACATCATGCTAATCGTATTCTACTCAATCTCAACTTTATGAAATGAACAATTACGGATTAGAAATAGCATTTTGGGTTATCTTAGGACTTTTTATCCTTACAAAGTTAAAAGTATTCAAGAAGTAGCATAAATACTTTTAGGACGGAGGTATTATGGTCGTAAAAGTAGACAAGAGTGAAGAATTTGTCAAAAGTGGCAAAGTCTTGATTAGTGAGTATCCTGCCAAAAAAGAAAAGGATGTAAAACCACTTAGCAAATGGCGTTAAAATCAATAAGTGGAAAGGATGTAAACCTAAGTCGTGCTTTTAAAGATATAAAAGTGGACTTTGCAAGAAACCCTTTCACAAAAGATGTATCTGCAGTTTCTAATGACAACTCAATAAAGCAGTCATTAAAGAATCTTGTGATGACTCAGCCTGGTGAAAAGTTATTTCAACCCCAAATAGGTTCAGGAGTGAGACAACTATTGTTTGAACCTATGGATGGATTTACAGCAGATGCTATTAGAGACGACATTCTATCTACTGTTGGACAACACGAACCCAGAATTACAATTGAAAACGTTGCTGTAAGAGAGCAGTACGATGCAAATCAATTTAATGTCACTATAGATTATGTAATAGTAGGGCAACCTCTAGTTGAAACAGTATCATTTGTACTTAAGAGACCCGAATAATGTCAACACCAAATAATTTAACAGCACTAGACTTCAATGACATCAAAGCGTCAATAAAATCTTACCTAAGAACTAGGAGAGAATTTACAGACTATGAGTTTGATGGTGCAACATTGAACTACTTGATAGATGTATTATCATATAATACTTACTATAGTTCATTTAATGCGAACATGGCAATGAATGAGGCGTTCCTACCCTCTTCCACAGTGCGTGATAATGTAGTTAATATAGCAAAACTTTTAAATTATGTACCAAGATCAATAAATGCAAGTCAAGCAACTGTCAATTTAACTGTACAGACTATACAAAGTAGCGGATCATACCCTTCTACAGTCACACTTAAGAAAGGTGCAGTGGCAACTGGTGGAAATTATATATGGAATGTTCTTTCTGATACTACTGCTGAGGTAAATTCTACAACTGGTATAGCAACTTTTAGTAATCTTGTACTAAAAGAGGGATCTATAGTCACATTCCAATACGTTGTTAATACATTTGCAACACAAAATTACAAAGTTCCTTCAGAAGATGCGGACATTAACACACTTTCCGTAAGAGTAAAGGCAAACGAATCCTCTACAACCTCTGATTTGTACAATTTAGTGGACACAATCACAGGACTTACCGCATCCACTAGGGTATATTTCCTATCAGAGGGTGAAGATATGCGGTATGAGGTAAAATTTGGAGATGATTCTGTAGGTAGAGCATTAAAAGACGGAGAAGTTGTAATGTTTGAGTACCTTGTGACTTCTGGTGAAGAGGCAAATGACGTAGATAGGTTCTCATACACTGGTAGAATGACGGATACACTAGGTCAAAGTTATTCTCCTGCTGCTGTGACACTCACAAAAGTGGCAAGATCACAAAACGGAACTGCTGCTGAGACTATTGAGTCTATTAAATATAATGCTCCAAGATTCTATTCCTCACAATATCGTGCTGTGACTGCAGGAGACTATGCTATTCTTACTAAAAAGGTATATCCTAATGCAGATGCAGTGGTAGCATACGGTGGAGACTCTTTAAATCCTCCTGTGTATGGAAAAGTATTTGTTGCGGTAAAGACTGCTACAGGTGCTACATTGAACGATCAAACTAAAAAGAACATTGCTGCAGACCTAAGAAAGTATGCGATGGCATCTATTGATCCTGTGATCATTGATCCAGAGAACCTTTACATCTATACTAAGGTATTTGTTCTATATGACACTGGTAGTAGTTCTGATACATCAACAATCAAAACAAATGTACAGACTGCAATCAGTCAGTGGGCACAACAAACCCAGATAAACAACTTCAATAGTACATTTAGATCACAAGCATACGAGAAAGCGATCACACTGTCAAATAATGCTATTACAGACGTATCTCTACAGGTCACTCTATTGAGATATATTATTCCTGTTGTTAACCAAACTAACACATATACAATATCTACTGGTTCTGCTTTGTATAATTCCGCACCAAGTAAAACATCCTTGTCTGTAGATGGAGCAAAAGAACCAATTCTACTCTCTGGACAGTTCCGTACAGCAGATAGACCAGGTGTTGATCAACAATTTGAGGATGATGGATATGGAAACCTTAGAACATTCTATAACACAGGTACAAGAAAAGTATTTACAAACACCTCTGCAGGTACTGTCAACTATGACACAGGAGAAATTGCCTTTGGTCCTATTGCTGTTATTGGAACAGGTTCAAATATTCCTACCACTGGTATAACAATTACTGATTCAACAACTGGTGCGGGTTCTATAACTGATCCTGCAGGACTTCCAACATCATTATCATTACCAGTTCAGTTTATTCCTGCTAACAGTTCTACCATACCTGCTTCAACACCAGGTACGATTATTAACTTGGTAAGTCCTGAAGTGACAATTTCACCAATTGGAACTGCACCACCTCCTTCAATCCCACTAAATAGTTTGAGTCCTACAGTGTTCGACCAAACACCAACAATAGTGAGTGTGACCTAAAGGGTTAAATGACAAATATCAACAAAGTCTCATCGGCAATTGTTGCCCAGACTCCCGAATTTATAGAGTCTGACTATCCTCTGTTTAACAGATTTCTTGAGTATTACTATCAGTCTCAAGAGAAGACTGGTCTTGGGCAGAATATCTTAAACAATTTTCTTGGATACCTTGATATTGATAGGTTAGACGTAGGTATCCT